TCAGCAGGCTCCTCCTGATCTGCCAGTAGCCAAGCCGAGCCAACCGAGTCAAACCACTCATGGACTCTCGAAAGAGCCAGTTCTGAGTAGAATGGCCCGGGCTCCCGAAGCCAGGACATGCGTATCCGAGCCTTCCTTGCCGCCGGATCTTGGCATGTTATCCAAGCCGCAATCCGCAGGTGATGGGCCCCTAGCGCCTCCGGTTTAAAGATCGGCATCGGCAGGCCAAGACCCCCCTTATCTTCGGAGATCCACCAACTGACTGGAGGGAGTGAGTCGAGGACGGGACGATTGTGACGGATAGCCCGAGAAATCAGGCTATCAGCTGTCTCAGGGTCCCACCCCTTGATCAACTCCTTTAACCGGCCGGCCAGGGTTTTACCGTGAGCAAGCGGAGGTCCATGAAAGAGGGAAAGGCCACTACGCCGCTCGGTTTCTCCTTGAGAGCCCCTTAGAAGATTTAACTTCAAAGAGGGAACCCTCTCAGGGACTAAACCGGGCACTCGGTCCCAATCCGTGGGTAATGCGAACAGATCACTGTTCAGCACCGCCCACTGTCGGGACACATAGTTCTTTCCCACTGATGGACTCAAACCCGCCTTGGTCACAGTCTTCGCCCAGAATGGATACGAAGCTGGGGGGAGGGTAAAGAGAATGTCATCTCCATTTACCCTCAGCGGAGAGTCAGCCAGAAGGAGTTCTCGACCGAACGATTCCTCCATCACCCATCTGGTAACGGCAGCGTTAACCAGACAGAGAATCGGGAATGAGACGGGAGAACCCATCAGCTGACCCCATTCCTGCTGTTGGCCCTCGATCTCATGGCCAACGAGGCACTTTTGGAGGACGATCTGCTCCTCCAGGGGCACTCGCGCAAGCCGACAGAACTCATCCAGAGCGGCTCTGGAGAGGTCCGGGTGAAGGTTGTCGGTAGCGGCTGTGTAGTCACCGCTGACCATAACGGAGTAAATCCTGGTCAGCCGTGGAACCCAGCAAATATCGGCAACATCCTCTGCCTCTATCGGAGCCCCCGTCAAGCGGAAAGATCGAACCGCTTGCATGATCCCCCACAGGCACCGCTGCCAATTGCGTGCGATCTGGTAGGGTTTGGACTCGCCCATGGAGACTACCCGAACCTTAAAAGGCTCGAGTATTGCCTCCCGTCGGACGAGAACAGGTCCACCTAGACCATCTCGCGTTGGCTGCAGTCGCTCTCTCACCTCCTCCGGATCACATGGAACGTAAAGTGGCGCTACTTTCGTGCGCAACTGTACGTAACCTACAAGAAACGGGAAGGAGAGACACTGGAGTGGATCAGGGTCCA